ACCCCGACGCACTCGCCTTGGGACGCCAGGAGTTAGACAGCCTTCTGGCCTTGTGGTCTGAGTGCGAGGAGGCACAAGAGTGGCCCTCCTATCCGGTCGAGGTGCAAGAGCTATCGCTGCCAGCGTGGGCGTACACCCGATGAAGAACATATTCTCAGAGGACTTTAGGTATGTTTGGGGTGAAGGACAGCTTGCTCCGGTCTCTGCCATCCCCACGCACTTGCCTACCCTCAATCGCATCTTACGCGACGATGGGGGTGGGCAGGGAATCGCGAAGGCGTCAGGGTGGCTCGCTGTCGTAGGTGGCTCGCCTGGATTTGGGAAGTCGGCCTTTGTCTTGAACATGGCAAGTGCCGCACTCAGCGCATCACCTCCAGAGCCAGTGTCATTCATCAGCTTGGAAATGTCTGGGACACAACTCGCAACCAGGCTCTACTCACTTCACTCCGGCACGGCTCTCAAGCTCTTGGAGAAGGGATCTTTTTGTGAACTCGCCTGGGCAGAGACCCAGGAGCGTTTTGGTGGCCTACCTCCTGTATGGGTGCCGGATGGTATCATTACCGGATGGCAGGATATTCTTCAGTATGTAAAAAAATGTCACGCCGCAGGGTGTCGATACTTTATCCTCGACCATCTTCAGTGTGTCGTACTGGGCGATGACGAGATCCTCCACCGTGGGATTCAGCGCGTCATCAGCGAACTCAGGGCATGGGCGGTCAAGTCCGAAAGCGCCATCATCATTTGCTCGCAGTTCAATAGGGCTACCAGTTCCGTGATGGAAACGCCACGCAGTAGTGGGCTTTTCGGGGGGCATTCAATAGAAAGCCACGCTGACGTAATCTGCCTACTCGACCATTCGCGTTATATGAGGGAAGGAAACACGGCGAAAACTTGGGTTTGCATAACAAAGAACCGTCACGGTCCCTGCTTGGAAATTCCTGTAGAGTGGAACTACAAGACCTTGCGTTGCCGCGAAGCCAATCCCGATGAAGAAGATTTGTGGCCGACATGAACAACAATTCCTTGGAGGAATAATGAGTGATACAAGGGGCGAGAAAATCACCCTGTCGGCGTCAGAGATGGCGTTCGCCGCTTTCTCTGGGGTAGCGCGGGAGGCTGCGAACCGAGCGGATGGCAGGGGACGGGCGGGTGGATTCAGTAAAAGCGGGTGGGACACACACATTGAGGGAGCTTGTGGCGAGTGCGCGGCAGGGAAGTGTCTTGGCGTGTACTGGCCTCCGGGGATGGGCACGATGAAAGGGCCAGACCTACTCCACTGCATTGAGGTTCGGACGACACCCGGCCACAACTACCGGCTCCCAGTCAAACGGACTGACCCAGAAGATCGGTGGTTCGTCCTCGTTACGGGGACCGCGCCGGTATTTTTTGTTCGGGGATGGATTGGCCCCGACGAAGCGAGGCGGGATGAGTGGTGGGACGACACGATTGAGTATCCAAATTGGATGGTGCCTCAATCCGCGCTTCACCCGATTGGCACACTACTAGATGCGATACACCAAAATGGCTAAAGACACAGCAAGAGGGAGTACGATCAATGACTAATTACACCAACTGGGAGTGGTCGGCCCCAACTGGTAAATACTCAGCATTAGGAATAAGCAAGCATGAAGGGCAAAAAGGAAAGGTGAACTGGTATGGCTCTCGTCCGACGATTGAAGAAGTAGTCGCATACGTTGGGAAGCGAGGCAGAAAACATTGCGATCTGCTGATATACGATAATACTCAGTCACCGATAAAGCTCGTAAAGGTTATTGAAGACTTTAACTTAGATAAAACAAAGATATGGGCGGATGATGGAAGAAAGTTGAGGAGTAATGAGTAAGCCGTTGGAGCAAGCGACAAGGCTCCTGTCTGCGTTGGAGTTGTTACCTCTGGAGAAGTGTACCTCCGATGCAGAGGAATGGCGTCAGGAAATCGAGGACGCTAGGCGTGAGTTAATCTTCACATCAGCCCTTCTGGGTTTTCGCAAACTCAGGAGGGCACAAGGGTTGCCTGACGCCGACCCTCTACGCTTTGGTACTACTGGCAAGCGATTGTCAGGAAGTGATCTTTCGGCCCGACTAGAAAGTGTTATCAACCAATGGCCCACCTGGGAAAAGGAGAAGAAACGTGCCTGGAAAAAAACTCACAAGAAGCGCAGGAAGGCGACTTGATACATACGGTGAGAAGAAGGTCTTTGATCTTTACTTGAAGCACCGCGATGTGCGTAAGTTGTTGAAAAACCTACCATCCCAAGTGGGCACGATGTCCACTGGTGTTTTTTATGAATGGCTCAAGGCCGACACGACACAAGGCCGATGGAATCGTTGGCAAGACGTTAAGCAGATCATTGCAGCAGACTTGGTGGAAGAAAGCCTCACCATTGTGGATGACGCCGATGACGGCTCCGTGCCAGCAGCAAGACTTCGCTCGGAGATGCGACGATGGGTGGCAGAACGCTACGACCGCGCTTCCTACGGCAAACCCGACAATCAGACGGTTATCGGCATCTCAATGGGTGATGAATTTTTAGCGGGATTGAAGGCTGTTGAGGCAAAAGCCAAGGCCAAGCGTGAAGAAGAAAAAATTGCAGAAGCCGAATATGAAGTCGTGGACACCTCACAGGAATAATAATCCCAAAACAAGTTTCTATTTATTTCGGCCTTTTACTGGAGCATAGGCTATTTGCGGTGAAACAACCCCGTTCATCTTTTTCCGCCTAACCCGTACAGTTTCTATAACACCTTCTTCCAGCAGCTTTCGCAGTCGGATACGCACAGTATTCTGGCTTATGTCCAAGGCTTCGGCCAGTTGCGGCACCGACATGGCACCATCTTCCGTTTCGGTAAAGTCTAAGGCATCCCTAACCTGTTGAAGTAACTCCGATTCAGTAATCTCCCCCACCCTATACCTCCACAGTCGTTGGCCTGTCTGGTTTATATAGTACGGTTTTCATGTCATAACCATCATCGTCGATCTCAAACCATACAAGTCCGATATCGGCTAATGACTCTGCCACTCTGTGTACATACTCAGTGGCAAGTTGCCACGCCGGAAGCGCCACAGCCCTGGTTTTTATTTTGTGAATCCTTCCACTGTCAGCGAACTGATGGAAGTGAGAGCGAACGGCTACGTCGGGTGGCTCCTCCCCATCCATCATGTAATTGAAGAAGATGTCTTGAGCAAACCAACGGATGTACGGCCCCTTGGTGTGGGCGCGTCTACCCATACGTCCGTGATGCTTAACGTCGAATAAGACGGGACCGATCTGGAGCAGCCTTGAATACGAGGACTTGTTCCCTGTGTCTGGGTCTCCCGTGACTTTCCACCCTTGGGCCTTGAGCGCCCGTGCAATCCCCTCCTCCGCTCCACCGGCACGGCCCACATGACTAGGGGTGCCCCTGAGTATATGGATTGACTGAGGCTTGAGCGCCAACGGAACCCTGAGTGCCTCCATCGCACACTTCATGTGTATGCCTGTCAGGCCGCTTGCAATCTGAGTAGTACGATGGTGGTCGCCATCAATGAGATCGCCGTTCAGCACCAAGTGCAGCTTCGCCTTTCTGTTCTTGCGCTTAACCGACTTGATCACACCCCACGCCATCTCCCAATTATCCCACAACCAGTTTTGGGATTTATTAGGCTCGTACATACCCCCATCGTCTAGCTCCAATCCTTCAGGTGGACACAGCCCGACCGTAGAGCCGCAATGTGTGTCTCCCACGCACACCACTATGTGTTTCATTCGTCGTCCTTGTTCGTTGGCATCCATCCTGTCGTGGGGTCACAAACAGCACACTCGCCATTTTTTTTTATTTCAAGACCGCAGCGGTCACAGACTGTCGATCCCTTACGGAAGTCCCAACCACACAGCCAACAGAATCGCTCACCCCTGTCGTTTCCCGACACACATCGAGGGCAGTCCATTACCTCGTCACGATGACGCCAACTGCAAAACCGGCGACTGCCATCCACCAGTCGGCCTTTAGCCTCAATCCGAAACTAGGCTGCATGGACGAGCGGAGCGCCACAACCTGTTGTGACGTAATGGCCGCGCTTTCTTCGTGTTCCACAATCACGGCTCTGAGTCCCATGATTAACTCGCTGGCCTGGGTGACACGCAACCGTTCCGCTGCCGTCACACTGCGCTCGACTTCTATAATAGAATAAAGCGACTCGATCTGATTCTCATAACCAAAAACAATACTATCTAATTCTACAGACTGCATCGAATCCAGAGATGCCCTCAGACGCTCAGAAATCGCCTCAGAACGCTCTTGGGCCTGTTCACGGCTAAGAGTGAGCCTAGCGACCTCATCTTCCGCTTCAAGCCTCTGCATCACGGCGGCTGAATCCGCCCTCTTTAGCGACCTTGAAAGTGAATCGACTCGACCAACAACAGAATCCAAGACAAGTTGTTGTTCTTCAAATCTGAATTCTGCGTCATCTGCTATCCCACGGTAGTAAGCGGCTTGCATACTCTGTTGCGCGACTACAGCCAATAGGCCGATGATGGCTACGAACCCCACGGTCCACACCCAGTGCGGCACTGTCACCATCGGGCAGGTGCCGGACGGTCTAGCTTTCCACGAATGTCAATGTGCGTAAACATTTGATATCGACCAATCCCTAAAT